GTGGACGTTGGCGAATACGCGCTCAACTACGAAATCGTTGGCTGGGGCAAAGGGCGCGAATCCTGGGGCATCGAATACGGAATGATCGACGGCGATCCACGCGAGGGCGACGTGTGGCAAGTCCTGGATCAAATCGTGTGGTCACGGACGTTCCTAACGAGTGACGGCAAAAAAATGCGTTGCCGAAAAATCGCTGTGGACAGCGGATACGCGGCGGACTTTGTTTACAACTGGACGAAGTCGCGGCAGCCTCGGGCCATTGCGATCAAAGGAATGGGCGGCCTGGGGCGACCGTTTATCATCGGCGCGGGAACGTATACCAAAGGGAATCGGGCCAGGTTGCAAATGATCGGCGTGGACAGTGGCAAAGAGGAAATCGTCAATCGACTGCTCGTTCCAAAAGTCGGGCCTGGTTACTGCCATTTCCCGTCGCTGAAAAACGGCGAATCGTGTCGGGGATACGACCAGGAATATTTCAAAGGGCTAACGGCGGAACGGCGCGTCGTGAAAGCCAAGCTCGGGTTTCGCACCTACGTTTGGTCGAAGCGATTAAGCCAACGGAACGAGCCGTTCGACTGCCGGAATTACGCGCTTGCTGCCCTGGCAATGCCGTCGTCGGGGATCAAGCTCGACACGATGGAGCGCGATTTGTATACAGTGTCCGAGGCCAAGCACGACACGACGGTTTTCGGAGCGCAAGGTCGGCGGATCGACGCGCCGATCCAGGCGGAAGCGCCTGTCGGTCGCGGATTCGGCGCACAAAACCGCCCGATTACGTGAGCTTATCCCCGTTTGATGATAAGCTGAATTTGCCCACAGATTCGTTTTGTTTTTCCAGGGGTGTGATGGTAAGGGGCGGTGCATAAAAACGATTACACGGGGTTCACAGGAATGGGAAAAGGCGGTTTGGCGGGTGATTTAAGGCGATTTCCTGGTTTGGTGGTGTAGGGATCGAAGTCCAAAAAGTCGATCTCCGGACAGGGACAGTCGTGCGTGTGCTGGTTGTGGATCGTGCAGAAAAAGTTTCCGCATCCATCGGGGCACGGCACCCAGGCGGGAAGCTTATCCCCGTTTGATGATAAGCTCAACACACTCGGTCGAAGGGCTTTATCTTTTGGCCCGTCTGTCGGCTGGCCCATTCGCATAACACGTTTGCCGCGATCCGCGTTCGGTAGCCTCGGCCTTCGGTTTCCTTCTGGATCAGCAAGGCCATTACCCTCTGCGGGATCATGGTTTCAATACGGCAGTCGCCAAGTTTGGGGCGACCACGACCGCGTTTGATAATCGTTTGCATCCTGGACGACGCATCTACAGGAATTTGATTTGCTGCGCAATAAAAACTTTTTAATACTCATTTTTTACGACGGGGATTGCTGCTAGAGTCCACGTTCGGAATGCCCGAAACAATCGCCGTCACCACTGAAAAACAAGTCCAGGTCGTCGCGCCTGTGGTGATCGGTGAAGCTCCGCCGCCGCCGTTCGCGTCGTGGTGCGAGTGGGCGAAAGCCGGATATTTCAACGCGCTTGCCGCGCTCAATGCGGTCGGAACGGGCGTGAAAGCTTACCATATCGGATCGCGTGGCGTGGAATATCTGACCGCCGCGAATGTGTGGGCAATCGTGGATCAGTGGCGGAAGCTTTACGAATATTACTGCGGCGCGGATGCGTTGCCGCCTTCGATAACAGGACGGGATACCGCGTGTCGGTTTATTCCGCGTGACGTATGATCGCCAACGGTGAAGTGAAACGGTTGCCTCGGGGCGTGTTGTTAGGCGCGGACGGCGAGCCGATGCGACCGACGAACAGCCTGGCAATGTCGTTCCCGATGGCCTGGGGCGGCCAGACTGGTTACGGAAATTACGGCGCGAACGTTTCCAAAAATTCGTTGTCGGGCTGGCTTTGGCGCGGTGGCGATGCCGACGCGGATATCGGCTTAAACATCGACGTGTTGCGGCAGCGTTCCCGCGACGCGTTCATGGGCATACCTTTGGCGGCGGGTGCAGTCGAAACGCTCGATACTAACGTTATCGGCGAGGGATTGTATCCCGCTCCAAATGTCGACGGGGAAATGATCGGTCTGGATGCCAGCACGACGGCCAAATTGAACAAGGAATTGGCCGACAAATTTGATTGGTGGGCGTGTGATCCTCGCGAGTGCGATTGGGAAGCGAAAAATAATTTTTACGTCCAGCAACATATCGCTTTTCAATCCATGCTGCTGTCGGGCGATTGTCCGGTGCTGTTTCCGTTGAAGCCACGCGAGGGATCGCTGTTCGATTTGCGACTACGGATTTTGGAAGCTGACCGGATTCGGAATCCACATTTCACCGATCCAACGAAAAATATTTTCAGCGGCGTCGAGATTGACAACGACGGGGAATTGGCCGCCTATCACATTTCGCAACGGCATCCGTTGTCCATGATGCAATTCACGACTCAACCGATGTGGAAAACCATTCGTGTCGAGCCGTTCGGCGCGTTGACCGGACGACGGAACATGGTGCTTTTGATGCGGCCGGAACGTCCCGAGCAACGACGGGGCGTGCCGATCCTGGCGGTGTGTTTGGAATTGCTAAAACAACAAAGCCGCTACGTCGACGCGACCGTCCTGGGCGCTGTGATTCAGTCCTATTTCACCGCGTTCATTACCTCGGAGTTTCCTGATCCGACAATTTTTGATTCCCTATTAACCGATGAACAAAAAAAGCAAATAACCGACTTGAATCCTTACAACGTTCAACTCGGGCCTGGTGTGGTAAACTTTATGCGGCCAGGCCATGCCGTAAATTTTTCGAGTCCGACGCAGCCGCAAGCGACATTCGGCGATTTCACAATCGCTGTCGCTAAGTTCGTCGGCTCGGCGACGGGGATTCCCTACGAAGTTTTATTGAAGCAATTCAACGCCAGTTACAGCGCCAGTCGAGCGGCGTTGCTGGATTTCTGGCGTCGTGTGCGGAAATATCGGGCTTTGATGGTCGACGGATTTTGTCAACCAGGCTACGAGGAATGGTTGGCGGACGCGGTCAACCTGGGGCGATTGGATAATTTCAAAGGGAATTTCGACGATCCATACGTTCGTCGGGCAATGTCGCGGTGCGTGTGGACTGGCAATTCCGCAGGATCGCTCGATCCACAAAAGGAAGTCGCGGCAGCCGATCAAAAAGTGAAATGCGGTTTCTCGACGACGGAACGCGAAACGATGGAATTAAACGGGAGCAATTGGCGGGATAACGTGCGCCAGCAAGCGACCGAGAAAAAGGAATTTGTCGACGCGGATTTGATTTTCCCACCGTATCGCCCGACGCAAATCAAAGAGGCGGAAACGGAAGGATTGCCAGGACAAGCAACCAAAGGCGGGGAAGCCAAGTCGATCCCGACGCCGTTGCCGACCAATCGTGCGAGTCGGCGCGTGGCGTTGGCGAGCGGCGTTAGCGGAATGATCGAACGATGAACACGACCGAATATTACAAATTTACCTGTGAAGCTGGCGACGATCCTGCGTCGGCGGAGCTTTTGATTTTCGACGCCATCGGCAATTGGGAAGATATCGGCGAAGTGAGCGCCAAAGGATTCGCTCGCGACCTGGCCGCGTTGCCGAAAAGCATTCGGCGGATCGACTTGCATATCAATTCGCCTGGCGGATCGCTGTTCGATGCGTCCGCGATTTATTCGCGCCTGGCGGATCATCCGAGTCAAAAGCACGTTTACATCGACGGGTTGGCCGCGAGCGCCGCGTCAATCGTTGCGATGGTGGGCCACAAAATTTTTATGCGAGCGAACGCGACGATGATGATGCATTTGCCGCAAGGGATTTCCCTCGGCAACGCCGACGATATGCGAAAAATGGCGGGTGCGCTCGATACTGTGACCGAGTCGATGATTAACATTTACTCGAAGCGAACCGCGTTGCCGCGTGACGAGATTCGCAATTTGCTGGCGGCCGAAACCTGGTTTTCGCCGCAGCAAGCGGTGGAAAAAGGTTTTGCCGACGAAGTTCGTGGCGTGGTGAAGGCTGCCGCCTCGTTAGGCGATCAAAAATATATTTTCAATGGCTCGACGTTTGACCTGTCGAGATTCCGACGGATTCCGGCGTTCGCCACAAACAACCAAACAGAAGGAAAAGAAAACATGGCTACACAACCCAAACCTCCAAAAGAGGATGAAACGCCGACGCCTCCTGCGGGATCAGCGCCGGAAACTGCAACCGACGGCAAGCCGCCGAAACCAGCGCCAGCGCCGCCGCCCGAGCCGCCGCCTAACGTGGCAGCCGCGCCGCCGCCAATTGCGGCCGCAACCGAAAGCGACCTGGATCGCGGAGTTCGCCAGGAACGCGAGCGAGTAACCGCGTTGCAAGCGTTGGATCGTCCAGCGACGCACGCGATTATCGAAGCCGCGATCAAAGACGGTAAATCCGTTGCCGATGTGACCGCCGCTTGCATCGACGCGATGGACAAAGCTGGGAAGCAATCGGCGCGTCGACAGGATGCCAGCGTCCTAAACACCGTTCGCGGAAGCGACAGCGGTTTGATGAACGACGACGGCGACGACGAAGATTTCGGTGCGTTGCTGACGCGGAAAGTTAAAGCTGGTCTGAAAGCACGCGGCCAACGGGCGCTCAACAGTCGCAATTGAACCTAACAAGTAAACCACAAACCAAAGGAAAAACCAAATATGTCAATCAACGCTCAAACGTTTAACCCTGTGTCGTTGCTTAGTCACGACGACGATCCGAATTGGAAAGTCGTTCGCTATCCATTCGTCGCAGGAACAGGGCCAGCCCTGGCCACAATGAAGCCTGGCTACCTGGTGAAGTTCGACGCAACGCTCGCCAATGTAGGCGGGGCATTGCCAGCAGACGACGCGCTACTCGGTGGCGTGATTATCGACTTGCCCGATCCAAACAATCCTACCGACACGTCGGTCGCGGTGGCTTTGATGGGATCGTTCGACAAAAACCAAATCAAATACGCCGACGGTTCTCAACCGATTAGCGTTGCTGGTCGAGTTCAACTCCGCGACGTTGGAATCTTCCTCGACGCGGCTGTGCCTGGTGGCGCTTTCGCTCCCTGACCTAACAAGTAAACCAAAAACAACCAAAGGAAAAAATACGTTATGCCTCTAAATCCAGCCTACGAAACCAAGACGTTGCTCGCGCCGTTTGAGGCGGGGCCGCTTGTCTCGACGTTTCTTCGCGATACCTTTTTCACGGGTCGCGATTATCCGCCGACAAATTTAATCGAGTTCGATTTCAGACGCGGTCGCCGGAAAATGGCGCCCTTCGTCGCGCCACTGGTGGGCGGCAAATTGATGGAACGCCAGGGATTCGAGACGCGGTTCTTCCGCGCTCCGAGGATCGCGCCAGTTCGTGCGCTTCGCACGCCGGA